GTACGACGAAACCTTTGAAATTGCCGCTGGTGAAGACCGTGAGAAAGCTCCGGTCAGGTTTGTGCCTCGTCAGCAGTATATAGGCGGTAGCTACTAATGGCCCAAAGATTTGCATCCGGCAAGATAGCGATTGCTGAGTGTGATCGGTGCGGTCAGCAGTACAAGTTAAAGAAGCTTAAGACTGAAGTCATTAAGCAGCGCCAGTATCAGTTATTAGAGTGCCCTGAATGCTGGGATCCAGACCAACCGCAGTTAATGCTTGGTACGTTCCCAGTAGATGATCCGCAAGCTCTACGCAACCCGCGTAGGGATACAACGTATGTCACTTCAGGTGTAAACGTTAATGGGTTTGTGTCCGGTGGTTCACGAGACATTCAGTGGGGCTGGCAGCCTGTTGGGGGAGCTAGTAATTTTGATGCAGGATTGACACCAAACTACTTGGTGGCAACCACATTTGTTGGTACAGTAACAGTATCTTAAGGAGTTTAAACATGGCTTACACACGATCAGCAGACGGGATTGCTAAAAAAGGCAAAACTGAAGGTAAAAATTTGGGTAATAGCGGCCCCACATCTAAAGAAATGATGGGCGGCAAAAAGACTGCGGGTGTTACTGGCATGGAAATGCGTAAAGTTGGCCGTAACATGGCTCGTGCAAACAATCAAAAGCGAGGCTAAGAATGGCTACATTTAGCAAAAAAATGATGGGCAAGGAAGTTGGTGATGCCGCTGTCTATGCCAAGCCACACACTATGACTGGCAAGGTGGTTACAGCTTCTGAGAATCCCGGTAGCGGCCCAGATCATAGCCGCGCCAGCACAGTCAATATGTCTGTGGGAAACATTACTCGCAATGAACAACCCGGAGCTAAAACGTCGGGTATTAAAGTGCGCGGTACAGGCGCGGCTACTAAAGGCTTGATGGCAAGAGGCCCGATGGCATGAACTACACCGAGCTTGTCACGCAAGTAAACGATTACTGCGAGAACTCTTTCCCAACTGACAATATGAATGTTTTCATTCGTCAGGCGGAGCAGCGCATCTATAACACGGTGCAGATTGCTAACCTGAGAAAGAACATGACTGGCGTATTGCAAGCAGGCAATCAATACCTATCCGCTCCTGATGATTTTCTGTCTACCTACAGTTTGGCTGTGTACCCATACAACAGCACTACGGCAACAGGAACATCTGGTCAAAAGACAATTGTGGTGGCAAGCACTACGGGCATTGCGGTAGGCCAGCAGGTGACGGGCACAGGGATTGGTACAAATGCAGTGGTAAGAAGCATCAGTGGAACTACAATTTATTTAACTGTAGCCAACAGTGCCGCTGTCTCTAGTACGGTAGTGTTTCAAGGCGACTATTTGTATTTGCTTAACAAAGATGTGAACTTTATCCGTGAAGCTTACCCTTTGTCGGCATTTGCATCTGAGCCTAAACACTACGCAATTTTTGGCCCCAATTCTTCTAATGTAAATGAGTTAACGTTTATTGTTGGCCCCACGCCCAGCGCCAACTACCGCGCAGAATTGCATTTTTACTATTACCCAGAGTCCATTGTCACAGCAAGCACCACATGGCTGGGCGATAATTTTGATTCTGCATTATTGTATGGAACCATTTGCGAAGCTTACACCTACATGAAAGGTGAAGAGGGCATGGTTAAATTAGCGCAAGATCGCTATGTTCAAGCAATTGCACTTCTTAAGAACTTGGGTGATGGCAAGCAACGTATGGATGCTTATCGTGATGGTCAATATAGAGTGGCTGTTGCATGAGCTATATATTACAAACCCAGACGACTAGCTTTAAAACGGAGCTATATACAGGCGTTCACAACCTATCTACCAATACGTTAAAGATTGCCCTGTACACGGCCAATGCTGATTTAAACGAGGCAACCACCGTTTACACGACCACAGGTGAGGTAACGGGAACAGGATACGTTGCAGGCGGGGTGGCCTTGACTGGCGTAACCATTAACTCGTCTGGGTTTACAGCTTATGTAGATTTTGCCGATGTTGTGTTTAACGCATCGGTTACCGCTCGTTGCGCTTTGATTTATAACGTGACGCAGGGCAATAAATCCATAGCTGTGTTGGACTTTGGGTCTGACAAAACATCCACCAATTTCACTATCACAATGCCAGCCAACACCGCCTCGGCTGCATTGATTCGCAGTTCTAACTAGGAGCATACATGTCACTTGTAAATACCACCAAAGGCGAAATGGACGAATCTTTGCTTGAAAAACGCGAAGGTTCATTGGATAATGATATTGAATACACAACTTGGGTTGAGTATTGGTTAGAGGGTGAACTTGTTCATCGTTCTGTCCATGTCAGCTTAAAAACCGCTCCCGCGCTGTTTGCTGAAGCAGCATCTTTTTCATAAGGAAATATCATGGCTAATACCCAATCAATGACCACTTCGTTCATGAACGACTTATTGGTCGGCGGTCAACAGTTAGGCACAGTTACGCTGACTTCTCGTGGCAGCTTGACTTCCCCCACCACAGACACAGTTAAAGCTGCTTTGTATTTGGCATCTGCTACTGTCAATGCTTCTACTACTGTTTACAGTTCGACAGGCGAAGTTACAGGTACAAACTACACGGCGGGCGGTGTGACGGTAACTAATGCTACTGCCCCAACATCAACAAACTCATCTGCTACAGCAGGCGTTGCATACTGGACACCTTCAGCAAGTATTACGTACACCAACGTAACCTTGTCTACTGCGTTCGATGCCGTGTTGTTGTATAACTCAACTCAGGGTAACAAGTCAATCAGTGTTCACACCTTTGGTTCACAGACTGTGACTGCTGGCACGTTCACTTTGACAATGCCTTCCAACACTACATCTACTGCGCTGATCCGTTTGGCAACAACCTGATCTAGCCTAACATAGGGCTGGGTCATGGCTACCGCATGGGGCGCAGGGGCGTGGGGCAGTAATTCTTGGGGAGGTCAGCAAGCTGCCCTAACCGGTGATGATGCGTCCGGCTCTGTCGGTACGGTCACAGTTGCAGCGCGTACTATTGCCCTTACGGGAGTTTCTAGTGCCGGTGCAGTTGGTAACGTTACAGAGACAAATAGTCCAACGGAAGATGGTGTAATTGCTACAGGCTCTGTGGGGTCTGTAACTGTCAGTAGTTCAAAAGCCATTACAGGCGTATCCGCCAACGGCGCAGTTGGTACTCTTTCTTATGGTGGTGTTTCTATTGCACTAACAGGCGCAGCTGCCTCTGGGTCTGTTGGTTCTGTTATTGCTGCGCCGAACGTTGCTCTTAGCGGAGATTTTGCTGAAGGTTTTGTTGATGATGTTGACCCGTCCCCAAATCCTTTAATTTCTGGCGTCCATACCGACACTGCCGTTGGCACAGTTGTATCCGCAGTATCAGTTGCACTGACTAGCGTTTCTGCGACAGGTTCTGTGGGGGTAGTCGACCCATTGATTAGCCAGAGTGTAGATGTAACTGGAGTAGAAGCATCGGGCTTTGTTGGTACGATTTCTATGGGGGAGCGTACCGTTGCACTTACGGGCGTTTCTGCAAGCGGTCAAGTTGGTGATGTTACAGAAGTAAACAGTCCAACGGAAGATGGTGTAATTGCTTTTGGTTCCGTGGGTACGGTCGGTGTTGGCCCTCATATTTTTCCGCTAACAGGGGATGTAGCTTCTGGAGGGGTTGGCACAACTACAACAGCCCTTACAATTGCACTGACTGGCGTTTCTGCATCTGGCGCGGTTGGTACAGTAGTACAAGCTTCTACTGCGGCGCTGGCGGGTGTGTTAGCCACAGGCAACGTAGGCTCTGTAGAATTTGCTAAAGTTGCAGAATTGACGGGCGTAACCGCTTCAGGTGCAGTTGGTAGCGTAGTCTTTACGCAAGTTGCTGAACTTACAGGTGTTGAAGCTACGGGTTCTGTTGGTACGGCTGTTACGGTTACAACTGTTGCGCTTACGGGTGTGTCGGCAGCGGGTGAAGTTGGAACAGTTACAGGCGAAGCTGTCTATACTCAGGCGTTGACAGGCGTTAATGCGACAGGCGGTGTTGGCTCTGCATCTATTGGTGAACGTTTGGTTGCTATTACGGGCAATCAGGCTATGGGTCAGGTTGGGAACTTCGGTGTGTTCTACTGGAGTTTGATTGATGATTCTGAAAATGCTAATTGGGCTTTAATTGATGACAACCAAGCCGCAAACTGGCAAAATATCGACAACACCCAGTCTACGGACTGGACACTAATTCCTACGGAATAGGAGCAAATAAATGGCAACAAGTTATACATCTCTTCTTGGCCTTGCACTTCCAGTGCAGGGTGAACTTTCTGGCACATGGGGCGATGTTGTCAACAACTACATTACAAACTATGTAGACGCTGCGGTTGCAGGCACACAGATTATCAGTGGTAGCCAGACGGCAGTAACGTTGTCGGTCACTAACGGCGCTTCTTTGTCACAAGCCGCCGCTGCCGCTACAGGCTCCTCGCAGTACCAGATCATTCGCTGCTCTGGTAATCCTGCTAGTTTGTTGACGATCACAGCGCCAGCGGCCAGCAAGGTGTACTTGATTATCAATGCCACATCTACATCACAGTCAGTCAAGATTGTGGGCGCAGGCCCAACGACAGGCGTAACGATTGCTACAGGCAAAGGCGCTTTGGTTGCATGGAACGGCTCTGACTTTGTAACTGTTGCATCTAACGATGCCTCGGTTATCACAGGCGTTTTAGCGGCGGCTAACGGCGGTACTGGTCAATCAAGTTATACAACTGGTGACATTCTGTACGCCTCTGGTTCCACAGCCCTGTCTAAGTTAGCTGACGTTGCCACAGGTAATGCGTTGATTTCTGGTGGTGTAGGCGTAGCTCCAAGCTATGGAAAGATTGGTTTAACGACTCATGTATCGGGTACGCTTCCAGTGGCAAACGGCGGCACGAACATTACGTCTTACACAACTGGCGATATTGTTTACGCATCCGCTTCAGGCACTTTGGCTTCTTTGGCTGACGTTGCGACAGGTAACGCCCTAATCTCTGGTGGTGTTGGTGTTGCCCCAAGCTACGGCAAGATTGGTTTGACTACGCACGTTTCTGGAACTTTGCCTGTTGCTAATGGCGGTACTGGTATCACAACCACACCGACAAACGGGCAGATTCCAATTGGTAATGGTACAAACTACACAGCCGCAACTCTGACCCAAGGTACGGGCATTACGATTACCAACGCATCAGGCGCTATTACGATTGCCGCGTCAGGTTCTGCTTTGTCTGGCACTACTGACTCTGCATCACCTTTTGAGACCGCTTTAGGCTACCAAGCAGGTAATGTAAGTACAGGGGTCAACAACACTTTTATTGGCTATCAGGCTGGCCTTGTCACAACCACAGGAACAAATAACACCGCTGTTGGCTACGCCGCTCTTGATGCCAACACCACTGGTACGAACAACATTGCAATGGGGTCTAACGCGCTTGGCGCTAACACAACTGGCTCTAACAACATTGCAATTGGATACAACGCTTTTGACGCCAACTTAACGGCAACTGACAGTATCGCAATTGGTCGAGATGCACTTGGTTTACTAACTTCTGGTTTTGGTGCAAATATTGCGATTGGCTCTTACGCGCTTAACAACTCAGATACTGGCAGTTCAAACATTGGCGTTGGTTACGAAGCCGCATATTCCACAACTTCTGGAACTAATAACATTGCGCTTGGTCAAGGGGCGTTTCGCACAAATACAACTGGGACAAACAATATCGCAGTTGGAGTAGGTGCATTACGGTCATCCACATCGGCTTCCTACAACACCGCGGTTGGTGTTAATGCTCTTTACACAGACACAACTGGATACAACAACACCGCTGTTGGGTATCAGTCGATGTATTTAAATACAACAGGTACTGAGTGCGCCGCGTTTGGACATAATAGCCTATCTGCAAATACAACAGGCACTTGGAACAACGCATTTGGCAAAAGCGCAATGGCTTCCATAACCACTGGTAGTACCAACAATGCAATGGGCTATCTGGCTCTGAGCACAATGACTACTGGAAGTAACAACACTGCCGTTGGAGACCGAGCACTTACGGCAAGTACTGCCGCAAGCCCAAGCACTGCAATTGGTTCCAACGCCCTCGCCTCCAACACAACAGGAACAAACAACACCGCAGTTGGGTTGTATTCTTTGTATTACACAACCGTGGGTAACTACAATACAGCCGTTGGTGAAAGATCACTGATGGGTGCATCTGGTAGTTCGCACAGCAACAACACCGCAGTTGGCTATCAATCTGGCACTAGCATGACTACAGGAAATGATAACACTGCTATTGGTTATCAAGCACTAGACGCCAATACTACAGGCAGTCAGAACGTAGCTTTGGGAAGCAGTTCGCTTGGCTCAAACACAACGGGTGCTCAAAACACCGCAGTTGGGGCGCTTGCGTTATTTCTTAATACCACTGGCACAAGTAACACGGCACTTGGACAAAACGCGCTTTATGCAAACACTACAGGTTATGAAAACACTGCTGTTGGCTATCAGGCGTTAGATGCCAATACCACTGGCTCGAGCAATGTGGCAATGGGCATTAACGCTCTTGGCGCAAACACTACAGGAATTAGTAATGTTGCTTTAGGTGCTAACGCATTTAACGCACTTACAACTGCTCAATCATGTGTAGCTGTTGGTCGAAGTGCTGGTTCTTCTATTACAACCGGGAACAGCAACATTGCAATTGGTTCTACCGCAATGTTATCTAACCAAACCAGCACAGGTAACATTGCTATTGGGCAGGAGTCCATGTACAACGCAACAGCGCCAGATGGGTCTGTTGCAATTGGGTATTTTTCCCAAAATGTGTTAACAACTGGCGGCAGAAATACATCTCTTGGGTATCGTGGTTTATATTCAAACAGCACTGGTTACTACAACACGGCAATAGGATATGATGCTTTGTATGCCACCACGGCAAGTGAAAACACATCTCTTGGGTACACGGCAGGCGCGGCAGTTACTTCTGGCGCTAACAATACGCTGTTGGGTTCTCGTGCAGGCTACTCAGGCACAAACGACCTGACTACAGGTGCCAACAACACCGTCATTGGCTACAATGCGGCGGCATCTTCTGCTTCGGTATCCAACGAAATCACCCTTGGTAATGCCAGCGTAACCAAGCTGCGCGTGCCGGGTTTAAGTGTTGACTGGGCGGTTAACGACGTGCCGTTCCGCAATATCCCGCAAAACAGCCAAAGCGCGGCATACACACTCGTTGCATCAGATGCTGGTAAGCACATCTTCCACCCGTCAACAGATGCAAATGCGAGGACTTACACAATTCCTGCTAACAGTTCTGTGGCTTACCCAATTGGCACGGCAATCACGTTCATCAACATGACAAGTCAAGTGGTGACAATTGCAATTACTACTGACACTATGTATTTATCTTCTGCTGGCACTACAGGCTCACGAAGTTTGGCTCAGTATGGATCAGCAACTGCTATCAAAATGACTTCAACAACTTGGTTAATTTCAGGGAGTGGTTTAACATGAGTGGCGCACTACAAGCTGTATTTCAAAACCAACGATCTTTTGGCGCACCTCCGGGCCAACAAGCATACATAACTTCTGGGACATATTGTTGGGTTGCTCCTGCGGGAGTCACTTCTGTTTCTGTTGTTGCAGTGGGCGGCGGTGCTGGCGGTACTAATGGCGGCGGAGGCTCTGGTGGTGGCTTAGGCTATAAAAATAATATCTCCGTAACTCCCGGAAATTCGTACACCGTTGTTGTGGGAGCTGGTGGCGCTGGTAAGTCTTACCCGCAGTCAAACTGCTGGAACCCCGGAAGCAGTAGTTATTTTATTTCTCCTACTTGCTATGCCACAGGTGGTGGTGGCAGGGGCGCGGCTGCTTGGTTTGGTACTTACGTTGGTGATGGCGGCGGTAATGGCGGAGTTGGTACACCCGGCGGTGGTTATGGTACTAGAGGCGGCGGTGGCGCTGGTGGATATTCTGGTAGTGGTGGCGCAGGTGGCCTCTATCACAGTACAGGATGCGGTGCTGGTAGTGCTGGTAGTGGCGGCGGTGGCGGTGGCGGAACAGGTGGAAGCTGCTCGGGATCAGGTGCTGCCTGTAGTGGTGCCGGTGGTGGCGGCGGTGGTGTTGGTTTATTTGGCCAAGGTTCAAATGGTGCTGGCGGAGCCAATGTTGGCCGATTCCAAAATGGAAATAGAGGCGGTGGTGGCTCTGGAGGTACAGGAGGAACTGTAACTGTAACAGGCGGAAGCTATGGCGGCGGTGGCGCTTATGGCGGTACTTACTATTCAGGTTGCTGCGGCGTTTACCCAACTGGCGGCGATGGTGGTAACGGCGCTGTTCGTATTATCTGGCCCGGTAATACCCGTAGTTTCCCGTCTACTTGCACAGGCAATCTTTAATTAAGAGAAAAGCAATGGAACTTTATATTCGCATTAAAGACGGTCAACCATTTAGAAATCCAATTATGGGTGATAATTTTCGTCAAGCATTTCCTGATGTAGATACGAATAATTTGCCCCCCGAGTTTGCTCGGTTTGAGCGTATTGAGCGCCCCGTTCTTGGCCTGTATGAAACACTGGCCGCAGAAGAACCAACTTACGAGTTGGTTGATGGTGTGTACAAAGATGTATGGCATATTCGTGCAATGACTGCGGAAGAAAAGACCGCAAAGCAACAGGCCGTTATTACCGCATTCAATGAACGCGAGTATGCTTCTAATTGGTCTGCTTGGACGCTTGATGAAGCTACTTGCATGATGGTTTCTCCAATCCCACGCCCTGAACCTGTTGAAGGTAAGTTGGTAATGTGGTGCGGCGCAGACGCAAACTGGAAAGAGGCCCCTGCCCGTCCAGAAGGCAAATACAAGTTTGATTTCATTGCATGGGCTTGGGTTGCACTATGAGTAAAGTAGCCAAGAAACAAAAAGTATGCAAAGCCGCTGAGTCAGTGGCTGAAGTTGTAAAGAACACACAGCTTCAAGTTGCGTATCACTTCCCATGCCCTATCTATTTGATTGAGCGCCCTGACTTTTTAGAAGCGGTTAACGCCATATCTGAAGAAGGTTTGGAAGTGGCCAAGAAAGCCCAGTCGCTTAATGATATTTATCCCGTTCACATGACGGGCAATTACTTTGGCGACCCCCGCATGGCTGGGTTTACTGAGTTTGTTGGAGCTACAGCTTGGAACATTCTTAATGAGCAGGGCTACGCCATGCAGGACAAAGCGGTGCAGTTCACAGAGATGTGGACACAAGAGCACCACAAGCACTCTTCTATGGATGCGCACGTTCACGGGTTTGGTTCACAGATTGTGGGATTTTACTTTCTTGAGACACCAGCAGATTGCTCTCACGTTGTGTTCCACGACCCCCGTTCGGGTAAAGTACAGATTGATTTGCCCGAACAAGACATGAACATAGCTACGCCTGCCAGTAAAATGATTAACTTCACGCCCAAGCCCGGCATGATGATCTTTGCCAATTCATGGTTGATGCATTCGTTTACACGCCATGCGGCAGAACAACCAATTAAGTTTGTGCATTTCAACTTAACCGTGATCCAACAGCCGCAGATTTGCCCAGCACCTGCTGAAGTTATATGAATACGTACCAGATTCGGTTCAACAAAACTCGTGGTCAAGCTGGACGCGGAACAGTTG